CCAGATGCCCCAATCCGCCGTGATCGTGCAGCAGCCGACGAACGGGTACACCTCATCCAGCGTCTTTCCCTCGTACTCCGAATAGTCTTGACCGCGTTGGCGGATGTTAAAGATCGCCTCACGATTAAAGTCACGCCGGGTCATCGCAACCGTTCCGCGAAGCAGCGCGGCAGGGTCAATGGGGTGCCGGACGATCATGTCGGTATCCATGTACATCGCAGGCTCGGTCAACCCAAGTTCCGCGAAAGCATTGGTGCGCCATTGCATCAAGAACTGCCGGTTGCCCTCGGTCACGAACACCCGCGATACACCCGGCACGGGCGGGGTGTTCTTGTCGCTAACCTGAATGATGGTCGCGTCGGGGTTGTGGGCGCGAATGGAAAACACCATCGCGGTGGGCTGGGCGATGTCCTCGCCTACGTGAAAAAATACAAACATAGGGAAACTATATGCTGAACTTAAACCGAAGGCGACTCTCACGGGCTATCTGGGACACCCTCTTTGCCGACCTGCCCGACCTGCCGTGGCACGTGATTGAGGACTTGGAGAAGTTAGACCCTGCCCGACGTACTGGTAGCACTAACCACGCCTCCCTAATGGCCTTATGGGCGGTTATACGCTACTTCCGACCCAAGACCGTGGCCGAGGTCGGCACGTACATTGGCAAATCGACGTTTGTGCTGTCGCGTCTGGGTGCTGACGTCCATACCTGCGACATGACGCACGATTTCAAACTCCCGATCGCAACCAAGATCACGCAGTACCACACAAGCAGCACCGAAATGCTTGCCAAACTAGACGGTAAGATTGACTTGCTCCACCTCGACGGGCGGTTACAGGCGGATGATCGGGAACACCTGACGCGGCTCTGTACCCCCGACACGATCATCACGCTTGACGACTTTGAGGGCGTTGAGAAGGGGGTATGGAACGCCATGCAGTTTGACCTGTCCAAGCGCATCCTCGTATACCCGCCCGAGCGGCAGTTGACAGAGCGATACGCGGTAGGGGATGCTACGACTGCAATAATCCTGCCCACCTTGAGGCTAACGCCGCAATGAGCCACAAAGACGCCGCTGAATTTGTAGGCGTATTGCTACACAGCAGCACCGCCACGCATTTTCTGCATTTGCAGACGGCCAGTTATGCCGCTCACAAGGCACTCGGGCATTACTACGAAAACATCGTGGACTTGGCTGACAAGTACGCGGAAGCCTATCAAGGCCATCACGGGATCATCCCGCTGGCCGACTACCCCGAGGGGTTTAAGGTACAGACCGATGCGGCCAAGTACGCCAACAGCCTGCTGACGTTCGTCAAGGGCATCCGCAAAGACCTGCCGGAAAACACCGATTTGCAGAACATCATTGACGAGATCGTGGGCGAGATCGCCTCCCTTCTGTACAAGTTGGAGCGTTTCAAATGAGAAAGGCAGGGCTATACGCCAACATTCTCGCTAAACAGGAACGCATCAAAGCCGGTTCGGGCGAGCGTATGCGTAAGCCCGGCCAACCCGGCGCACCGACAGCCAAGGCGTTCCGTGAAAGCGCCAAGACGGCCAAGAAAGAAAACAAATGACAGCCGCGTGGACACGCAGCGAGGGCAAGAACCCGAAAGGCGGGCTGAACGCCAAGGGGCGTGCCTCGTACAAGGCCGAAACAGGCGGGACGCTCAAGCCCCCTGTGAAGTCAGGCGACAACCCACGCCGAGCCTCTTTCTTGGCCCGTATGGGCAATATGCCGGGGCCGATGGCAAAGAACGGCGAGCCTACTCGCCTAGCCCTTGCGCTGAAGGCGTGGGGCGCGTCCAGCAAGGAGGACGCGAAGGCCAAGGCACGAGCCATTAGCGCGAGGAATAAGTAATGGCCGTTGACCGTCAGCGCCTAGCCGCAGCACTTGCCTATGAGCAGCAACGACGGCGCATGATGGAATCCGTGCCGACCGTGGGCAACCTGCCGCCCGCCCAACCGGCTCGCAGGAACCTACGCACCGACCTTGAGAACCTGTCATCGGGTATCGGTCAAGGCATCGTCAATCAGATGGAGGGCGTCAAGGGGCTGATCACCGACCCCGTAGGCACCGTTAAAGGCGCATACGAGGGCGTCAAAGGCATTGTGCGCGACCCGTCCGTACTTGCTGACGCATTGCGCTACACCGCCGATAAAGCCATGAGCGGCCCGTTAGGCGCAGGCGAAGTGGTAGGCGAGATGCTTGGCCCTATGCGCGGTAAGCCGCCAATGGCCGAAATTGACGTTTACCACGGTAGCCCGCACCGTTTTGAACCTGAAGAAACGCTAACCGTTTACCGTGGCGAAAATACGGCAAATAAGGGCGGCAATTACTGGACGGGCGACCCTGAATTTGCGCGACAGTTTACGCAAAGCGGGTTGGAAAACGAAATTAAGCGGTCTACGTTGTCTACCGCTGACGTTTACACGCCGCCAACTCCGGTTTTTGCGGGAGACGCAAAAGGCGTTGATGCGGCTATTGCGGAAGCGAAACGATTAGGCAAAAGCGTTGTGCGTTTGAGCGAAGGTAAAAGCCAGCCAGATAGTTTTTACGTTGTAGAAAAAACAGCGTTAGGACGAACGGGCAACCCGTTGGGTGCTTTTAACGCCAGCAAGATTGGCACGGGTGAGGGCGCACAGGCGTATGGGCATGGCATCTATGTCGCAGAGTCGCCAGATGTAGCAAAAGGCTACGCGAAAGGCGTGAAAGACATGGGCGCAATTAAAGCCATGAATGACGAAATGAGCCAGTTGGCGAAAATCATGGGTCAGGATGAAATTGCCGGTCAATATCGGAAATACAAAACTGACGCAGGCCGCAACGCCGCTAAACGCTATGATGAATTGATGGCGCAACGGCAAGGGGTTGTTGACAGCCCCGGCAACCTCTACACCGCCGACCTACCCGACGAAATGGTAGATCGGATGCTGGATTGGGATAAGCCGTTAAGTGAGCAAAGCGACTTTGTGAAGAAAACACTCGGCGTTACAGAAGGGTATTTTGCTGTGCCATTGTCTAGCGGCGAAAAAATGTACGCACATGGTAAAAGCATGGCAGGCGTAGATTTGATCAATGAACTAACGTCTTTGATGGGTGAAGGCAACAAAGCAGCCGCGTCAGAGTATCTGAAATCAAAAGGCATCCCCGGCATCCGATACCTAGACGCAGGCAGCCGAGGACAAGGCGGCAGCGGTACACGCAACTTTGTTGTGTTTCCCGGCGAAGAAAAGAAGGTCAAGATTCTTAAACGAGAGTAAGACGCCCACCGCCTCTGCATCAATGTACGCGGTGGCTATCTCAAACGATTGTTGCACGGAATAAACAATAGCCATATATTCACAACGCTATGCCAGCAGGACGACCTAAAGGTAGCCCAAACAAGTCCACCGCCGTGGCACGAGAGGCTATTGCACGGTTCGTAGACGGCAATGCAGACCGCTTACAAGGGTGGCTAGATCAGATCGCAGAGGAGAAGGGGCCACAGGCTGCCTTTGAGTGTTTCAGCACCCTGCTGGAATACCACGTTCCCAAACTCGCCCGCCAAGAGATCACAGGCAAGGACAACGGCCCGGTCAAGGTACAGATCGGATGGATGGCTCCCGAATAATCCTGCCTTACCGCCCACGCAAGGCGTTCATGCCGTTCCATGAGCGCACTAAACGCTGGGCTTGCCTTGTCGCACACCGCCGCGCAGGTAAGACCGTTGCCGCCGTCAACGACATGATCCGCGCTGCTGCGATGTACCAGCAGCCCTACGGACTATTCGGCTACGTTGCCCCCTATCGCAGTCAAGCAAAGGCTGTGGCATGGCAATACTTCAAGGACGGCGCACACCCCATCATCCAAAGCATCAACGAACAAGAACTGACCATCACCCTCATCAACAATAGTCAGATACGCCTGTTTGGTGCTGATAACGCCGACGCCATGCGCGGCCTTGGATTCTCGGGGCTGTACCTTGACGAATACGGCGACTTTAAGCCCAGCGTTTTCGGTAACGTATTGAGAGCGTCCCTGTCGGACAAACAAGGATGGTGCGTGTTTGGGGGGACACCCAAAGGGAAAAACCAGTTTTGGGAAATCTACGACACCGCACAACGCCTACCAGACGAATGGTTCCTGTTGCGCCTCCCCGCTTCATCGTCGGGGTTGTTGCCCGCTGGCGAATTAGCCGCAGCACGGGCGCAGTTGGCCGAGGATCAGTACCTACAGGAGTACGAGTGCAGTTTTGAGGCTGCGATTCTCGGCGCTTTTTACGGCAAGGAGATGCGCGAGGCTGCCGATCAGGGCCGCATCACCAACGTGCCGTATGACCCCGGTATGCCCGTGTATTCGGGGTGGGATTTGGGGTGGCGAGACGACACGGCAATATGGTTCTACCAAGTCACCCGTGGCGAAATCCGCGTAATCGACTTTTATGCCGTATCGGGCGAGGACATCCACACCATTGCGGACGTCGTGACCAAGAAGCCCTACCGCTACGCCAAGCACTACCTGCCGCACGACGCTCGGGCCAAGAGCCTACAGACCGGCAAGAGCATCATTGAGCAATTGGCCGCACAACTCGACATCGGCAAACTGGCCGTTGTCCCCGACATTGGCGTGCAGTCGGGCATCCAAGCGGTACGCATGATGCTGCCCCGGGTGTGGTTTGACGCAACCAAGTGCAGTGATGGCATTGAGGCGCTGCGCCAGTACCAGCGCGAATACGACGAGGACAAGAAGGCATACCGCCAATCGCCGCGCCACGACTGGACATCACACCCTAGTGACGCCTTCCGTATGGTTGCGGTATCATGGTCTGAAGTCGCTGACAAGCCCCCAGCGCCAGAGGTCAAGCCGCTGATGGTGGGGCCGGAGAACACAGTCACGTTGAACGATATGTGGTCGGTTCACGACCGTACCGTTAGCAGGAGAGCAAGGATATGAGCATTGTCAGCCCGAATCGTTACCCCTATGAAACAGTTGCCGCCTCGCAGACCGCACAGGTACTCGGTGGCACAGGTGCCGTAGGCGATTACCTCCACCGCATTGTGGTGACGGTCACGACGACTGGCACCAGCACGTTAAGCGTCATTGACGGCAGCACGACCGTCCTGACGATGGCTGCAAACACCCCGGTTGGTGTCTACAGCCTTGAGATCAACGCCGCTGCGACTACCGGCCCGTGGAAGATCACGACCGGCGCAGGGCTTGCCGTCATGGCTGTCGGATTCTTCACGGCCTAATCATGGAAGGCATACTGCAACCGGAACTGGAAAAGTACCTCCGAATTATCGGTCAGTATGACAACGAGTTTGCCAAGTGGCAGGCGCGTACCAAGAAGATCGTTAAGCGGTACCGGGATGACAGCCGTGGGCAGGGTGGCAACGAAGCCGCCCGTTTCAACATTCTGTGGTCAAACGTACAGACGCTAACCCCTGCCGTTTACGCCAAACTCCCAAAGGCTGACATCAGCCGTCGCTTTGGCGATAACGACCCCGTGGGCCGCGTAGCCTCGCAGTTGCTGGAACGCGCCATCGACTTTGAGATTGAGCATTACCCCGACTTCCGCTCGACGATGAAGTACGACGTTGAGGATCGGTTCCTCGGCGGTCGCGGTACGGCGTGGGTGCGGTACGAGCCGCACGTTGCCCCCATTGGCATTGAGGACGATGGCGTGTCCATCACCTCGGCCATCGAACAGGGTGAGGGTGCGCCGCCAAACCTTGAGCAGATCGAATACGAGTGCGCTCCGGTGGATTACATCCATTGGCGCGACTTTGGACACTCACAAGCCCGCACATGGGAAGAAGTCACCTGCGTGTGGCGCTGGGTGTACATGAACCGTGAGGCGCTTGCAGAACGCTTTGGCGACGAAATGGCCCGCAAGATACCCCTCGACCAAGGGCCGGAGCCGCTGAACGCCTATAACGAGGCCAAGCGCACGTACAACCGCGCGAAGATTTGTGAACTGTGGGATAAGGAAACCCAAAAGGTCTACTGGTTCTGCAAGGGTATGCCGCAGATGATCGACGTCCGCGATGACCCGCTCGGCGTCGAGGGATTCTTCCCCTGCCCGAAGCCGCTTTACGCGACGACGACCAGCGACACGCTTGTGCCGGTGCCGGATTTCCTGCTGTACCAAGATCAAGCGATGGAGTTGGACATCCTGTCCGACCGCATTGACGGGTTGGTGAAGGCGCTGCGCGT